CAAGCAAGTATGCCGGGGTTTGTGCGTTTGAACTTACGGCAGAGGGCATCGCTGCTGCGTCGTCATCGGGACTGCCGCCTGACTTCTCCGAAGGCGAGGGAAACTCGATATCGCGCTGAAACTAAATCCACCGACGACAAGGGGCACTGACAAGATGGCAAAGAGAGCGATAGCGATTATCGAGAGGCATCCTGTAGGACCGACGCCAGAGCGGCTCGCCAAGGCCCACAATCACTTCCACATCGGCGATGACAAGCAAGGCGGCCGAATATACCAGTTTCACGACAGCACGCTTGACAGGCTCTACAGCCGCTTGACGAGGGGGGCTGGAAGACGAGACGAGGAACTTCTTCGCTCCGAGTATATCGCATTGCAGAAATACAAGCACCATTGGTTTTCGGCGGGGCTGCAATCTTCGCTCGGCTCGGCAGACCTCAACCGGGTATTTGCATCAGATCCAGGTTCGATGTCCGGCATGGCAAAGACCGAAAAGCAGGCGCATCATCGGCAGCAATATCGCGCGGCTCGGGATTTGATCGGGCATAAGCCGGGCATCGTTGTGGATAACGTGGTGTGTGCTGATACCAGCTTGGAAGTCGCGGGCTGGTCGATCGGGTATCATTCGAGGACGACGGCGCGGGATCATGGCGAGCGGGTATTGCGGGAGAGTGCGGTGAAGCTGGCGGGATTGTGGGGGATAGGATGATAATTACGGCGGAACGTGAGCTTGGAAAATGGACCGTTCGCGTGAATGGTATATTTGTCGCGAACTTTTGGCGCGAGATTCGGGCGCTCAGACTTGCGGAAAGGTTGCGCGTGGCGCTTGACAATCCGTCACAAATCACCCCAAATCAGGTAGGCTCGTGATTTGTGCCTATGGTCCCAATCTCGCAAGCGCTGGACTGCCTGCGAAGATCGCGATACGCGCCGGGGTGAAATTCCTCGGGGGATTGCCAAATTCGCGGTGCGAGGCGGGTAAAACCGACCGAGAAGCTTAATGGTGCCGAGATGGTGCCGCCGCAATTACCAATCGGACGGGGATATTGTAGTTCCCGTACCCAGCCGACTCAACCGGTTGAATTCGTTAAAGCTTTGAGAATGTTGACTGAATCTTGAATTTGGCCTATAATGGGCACCTTCGCGACCGCCTCCCCCTTGCCAGAGTTCGGTCGGTCGCGTTGGTTCCAACTCCCTCAATACCATTGAGGGCGGCTACTGCACCGACACCTAGACGCCGTTGCCACGGTCATCTCGGGTGGCTCTACATCCCCGATACACTGGGGCTAGGAAGGAAGGACGTACCGGAATCGAACCGATCTCTGCTCGGGTGTCGGCGCTGATCAAGCGCTTTCAAGGAAGACCAAGCCGTAGATCACCAGTTTCTACTACCGTCCTATCTCTAACTGGGGGCCAAGGCCCCCAGTTCTATTTCAGATGACCTTGATCTCAAGACCCGGTCGAATCTTCCGTTTCCATTTGTCCCCTTCTCGGGTGAGCCGCTTCGGAGCAAAGCCGAAGATGCTGGGGAGGATTTGCTTGTTCTGCACGCCGGGCCAGTACTTCTCTCTAATCGCGTCCATCAATTCCCGGCTCGTTAGTGCCCCTTTCCCTGCCTTCTCCGCCTCGCTGAGGATGGTTTCGACCATATCGAAGGTAGAAGGGATGTCCTTTGGTCGAGGCGGCAGAGCCGCCTTCTTGGCTTTTGGCGGAGGCTTCGGCGGTGGTCTCGGCGGCTTGTTGAATCTGCCCAGAACGCGCAGCGCCACTGTTTTGGCTTGCAAGAGCTACACGTTGGGCCGCAGAGCAAATTGGGGCAAGAAACCTGTCCGAACTGGAACCCCGAATAGCATGGGGCGGATGTTGAGGAAATCGTAATGGCAAAGCGCGGCCGGACAGCCGGTTTTCATATGTCTGACGAGCATAGGGTTAAAATCCAGAACTCCAATATCCTCAACGCGCTTATTGAGCATATTCAGGGCGAGCGCGAAATGAGCGCTACTCAGGTTTCGGCCGGCCTTGGTTTGCTCCGCAAAGTCATGCCTGATCTGTCTTCGGCGGAACTCAAATCCGAGGTTGTTCACAGGTATGTCGCTCGCCTGCCAGCGAAGGCCAAGAGTACCGCAGAATGGCAGCAACAGCACGCGCAGAATACGATTCAGTAAGCTGGGAAGCTCAGCCTGGTCCTCAATCTTCGCTGATATCGTGTCCAGTTTTTGAGGTTTTCTTTGGTGGCGCCCGCGGTGGCGGCAAGACGGACGGTGTTCTAGGCGACTTTCTGGAACATGCCGATACATATGGCGAGAATGCCATTGGCCTGATGATCCGCCGGCAACGGACTGAGTTGGTAGAAACGATCGAGCGTTCCAAGCAAATCTATTCGCCGCTTGGCTGGAAATTCCACGAACAGGACAAGATGTGGCGAGCGCCTGACGGGGCTCGATTGCGGTTTGCCTATCTGGAAACCGATGCTGATGCGGAAGCATATCAGGGCCACAGCTACACGCGGCTTTATGTTGAGGAGATCGGAAACTTCCCATCTGAAAAGCCAATCCTGAAACTGATGGCGACGCTGCGCTCTGGTGCGGGCGTTCCGACAGGGTTTAGATCGACGGGCAATCCTGGAGGGCCAGGGCATCAATGGGTTCGGGCGCGCTACATCGATCCTGACCCGACTGGCTACAAGGTCATTACGGACGCTGTGAGCGGTTTGGAGCGAGTTTACATCCCGTCGCGCGTCGCTGACAACAAATACCTTGGCGACGACTATGTGGCAAAACTCAAAGCATCAGGTTCCAAGGAACTTGTTCAGGCGTGGCTTGAAGGCGACTGGACCGTTATAGAAGGCGCGTTCTTTGACTGTTGGGAATCATCCCGGCATATCGTCAAGCCGTTCGTTATCCCAGAAGACTGGAGCCGCTTTAGATCTGGCGACTGGGGATCTGCAAAGCCATTCTCGTTTGGCTGGTGGGCTGTAGTCGGCGACAAGTACAGACTGGAAAGCGGCTTGTGGCTTCCCCGTGGCTGCCTGGTTCGTTACCGAGAATGGTACGGGATGCAGCCGGGAAAGCCCAACGTAGGGCTTAAGCTTCATGCGGATCAAGTCGGGGAAGGGCTGGCTTCGCGCGAGGCGAAGGATCAGAAGCTGGTTGGTGGAGTGCTCGATCCTGCCGCGTTTGCCGAGGATGGCGGTCCACCGATATCGGAGCGCATTAACTCGGAGCTTATCAAAGCCAAGCTAGTTCCATTCCGGCCTGCCGACAATAAGCGGGTGCCAGGACGCGGCGCAATGGGCGGCTGGGATCAGATGCGCGGGCGGATGGTTGGCGACGAGGACGGGTTGCCAATGATTGTCACGTTCTCAACCTGCATCGACAGCATCAGGACGATACCTGCATTGCAGCATGACCCGTTGAAGCCGGAAGACTTGGACAGCGATATGGAAGACCACGCTGGCGACGAATGGCGATACGCCTGCATGTCGCGGCCGTGGATTCGGAAGAAGGCAGTAGACGACAAGCCCAAGAATATCTCCGGCTACAAGTCGGCGGCGAGCGGCGGCGGCGAATCTTTCAAGGTGTATTGAGCATGGCTAGCCCAAAATACGGCGTTAAGGCGCATGGTTATGTGAGCTGGTGGAAACATATGAAGAAGTTTGGCAAGCGTCAGTTCTGGAAGCGCCACCGAAAAATGCATATTGAGATCGTGCGCGCCTGATGCAAACCCTCCCCGCTGTTCAGCCACAACAGCCACTAACCAAGATCGACCAGGGGAAAGACGACGATTACTTCGATGTAACGAAGCTAAAGCGGCAATATCAGGACTACGCATCTGCGAAGGAAGCAGAAGCCCGAGAGATGCTTCAGTCCCGGCATTACTACCATGGCGATCAGTGGACGGCAGCGGAAATTGCGGTCCTCAAAGCCCGCAAGCAGCCCGTGGTGACATCCAACCGGATCGTGCGTAAGGTGGACGCGATTGTCGGGCTGGTGGAGCGGTTGCGTCAAGACCCGAAGGCATATGCAAGGACACCGAAGCATGACGAGGGAGCCGAGCTTGCCACCGCGACCCTCCGGTTTGTCCTCGACAATAACGACTGGAAGTCTAAATCATCCCGCATTGCACACGGCGGGGCAATTGACGGAATCTCAGGCATTGAGTTTGATCTCGTACCTGGAGACGAGGGCGATCCATCTCTCGAAATGCATATTGTTTACGGAGACGGGTTCTTTTACGACCCGCGATCTTACGATGAAGGATTTACCGACGCCAGATATCTTGGTGTTTCCAAGCCTGTTGATGCTGAACAAGTAAAGGAACTCGTCCCCGAGCGCGCTGCGGAGATCGATACACTGTTTCTAGACGCCGGCAACGACATGACGACGATTGCCAGCCAAGACCGCGACAAGAACTGGAACGCCGGCACGGATCGTGACCAACGCAAGCTCCAGCTCGTTGATCACTGGTACATCAAGGGCGGCAAGTGGCGCTGGTGCCTTTACGTCGGCAATACCATGCTGATGCAGGGCGTTTCCCCGTTCGTTGACGAGAAAGGCAAGAGCTTTCCGCGGTATCGGATGTTTTCGGCGGCCGTGGACCATGACGGCGACCGCTATTCGTTCATCCGGAACCTGCGCAGCCCTCAGGACGAAATCAACCATCGCCGCTCCAAGGGCCTGCATATTCTCAACAGCAAGCTGGTGACGAGCGAAAAGGGCGCCGTTGACGATATCGAGATTGCCCGCCGTGAGCGGGCTCGTCCTGATGGCTGGATCGAGACAAATCCGGGCTTGAAGATCGAGTTTCCGGATCAAACGCAGGATTTCAAGGGCCAGCTGGAAATGCTTCAGGAGGCCAAGAACGAGATTGAGAACTTTGGGCCTAACCCGGCATTGATCGGGCAGGGCCTTGAAGATAGTTCCGGTCGCGCTATTCAGTTATTGCAGCAGGCTGGCATTGCAGAACTTGGACCGTATCTTTCGGCTTACAAAAACTGGAAAATCCGAGTTTACCGGGACATCTGGAACATCATTCAGCGTTACTGGACCTCGGAGCGCTGGATTCGCGTCACTGACGATCAGAACATCGCCCAGTTTTTTCAGATCAACAAAATGGAAATCGACCAATACGGACGACCCGCGATCGTAAACGCGATCGGCTCGCTAGACGTTGATATCATCATCGACTAAGGCCCGGATG